TAACGTTTCCACACAAGATTAGAGGTAATTTATTATGCCATCTGTTTTCGAAGCCACAGCCGGTAAGCTTATTGGTCCTACTAATGGTGGGTCCGTAACTCAAGCTACAAACAAAGGTACGGCGGTTACTTTAAACACTGAGTCCGGTGTTATTACAACTAATAACGCGGCTTTAGCTGACGCAGCGGAAGTTACTTTTCAAGTTAATAACGATAAGGTAACTGCAACCGACATTCCACAAATTGCTATTGCATCAGGTGGAACTGCGGGTGCCTACTTAGCTACCGTAAGTGCTGTAGCGGCGGGTTCTTTTAAGATTTCACTTTCCAACGTGTCAGGGGGATCTTTATCCGAAGCTATCGTAATTAACTTTGGTGTTTCTAAAGGGTCATCTAGTTAATGGGTATGTTCGCCTTTAGGCGTATGAGGGAACAAGAAGCTGCCAAAACGGTGGCTTCTATACCTCCTATAAAAAAAGTAAAAACTAAACCTAAAGTAAAAAATGGCAATCTCGATAAACGCGACGATAGGCAACGCGTCGGCAAATAGTTACGTTACGTTATCTGAGGCCAACACTATTGTAGAGGGCCTAATATTAGATGATGATGTTTCGGCTTGGGACGGTTCAAACGACGATAATAAAAATAGAGCTTTATATACTTCGACTATAAGAATAGACCGTGAAAGATTTATCGGTGCGAGGGTTACTAACACGCAAGCATTACAGTGGCCTCGTCAAGGGGTAAGAAAACCTGATACTTATATCAATACTTATTCGGTCGGTTTTCCTTTTCGTATCTCTACAGATTATTTTGCAGAAGATGAAATACCAGAACAAGTTAAAAAAGCTCAAGTTATATTAGCGGTTTATTTAAACAACAATAGAGATGGGTTAGGATTATCGGGTCTAGAGGATTACAAAAAAGTAAAACTTGGTAATCTAGACGTAGAGCCTAATTTTTATGGTGCGGTCGGTGCCGATAGAGTGCCGCCGTTATTCGAAAGGTATTTTACCGGATTAAGAATTAGCGGTCCAAGTAACATAGCTATTAAAAGGAGTTAATTATGAGCTACTATCCCGCCGCAAAGATTATTAATGATACAGCCGCCCATACGGGTCGTTTTGGTTGTATTAAAGCTTTGCAAGATTCTGTTATTAATACTTTAGTAGCGGAAAATATATCGGGCGATCTTACCGGCCTACAATTTAAAAGTAACACCGCTATAGAAGGAGTTATTACTAGCGTTAAATTAGATAGCGGAACCGTAATCGCATATTTAGTCTAATGGGTCTTACTTCGGGACTAAGAAAAGTTACTTCGAGGGTAGTTAATAAACTAACCGGCGACGTTACTATACGTCAAATAACTAACGGTGCTTACAATACGACTACCGGTGCAGTAAGCGAAAGTAATACCGACGTTACAATTAAAGGTTTAGTTCAAAAGGTAAATAATAACGAGGTAAATGATTTAATCCAAGCGGAAGATAAAAAAGTTACTGTAGCCGCTAAAGATTTAACTTTTACGCCGACTCCTAAAGATAAAGTTGTTATTAGTTCTGTTGTATATCAAATACTAAGAGTAGTAACCGAAGAGCAAGAAAACACCGCCGTTTATTTTGATTTATTTTTGAGGTCCTAATGGCTAGACAAATTAGGTTAGACCAAATAGATGATGTAATGGGCGAAGCGGTACAAAAGCTCGTAGCTAAAGTTACTTTGGATTGGACTAGAAGAGCTAAAAAAGCAACACCGCAAGATACCGGTAATTTATTTAGAGGTTGGCAAACCGATATACAAAAATTTAAAGGGACTATTATTAACCCTGTAGTTTACGCGGAACCTGTAATTTACGGCACTAACTTACCTCCTAGTTGGCAAGGTAGGTGGAGAACTAGACGCGGTACTATAAAAGGTTTTCCAGAATTACAGGCAAAACAACTTACGCAACAATATGTACCACAACAACTTAGAAAAATTATTAGGGAGAGTTAGATGGCCGCTACAGATTTAAATACTGTAAGAGCAACAATAGAAAGTAGGTTAGCTACCGAGTTAGCAAGTAGTCCGGCTATCCCCGTTGTTTTTGCAAATATGCCTTTTGATTCTAAAAGCCAAGATAGTTTTGTTCAATGTGAAGTAAGTTTTGGAAGCGGCTCTACTATTTCTATGGGAGATCAAACAAATGCTTTTAACTCTATAGTAGGTTTACTTGTTTTAAATATATTTACTGAAGATGGAATAGGGTCCGGAGCAAATTTTACTATTTGCAAACGTTTAAGGGACCTATACAATAGAATTACAGTTTCCGATGTTATTTTTGACGCTGTAGTAGGACCCGAAATACTTACGGCAGCACCCGAAGGTAAATTTGTAACCCAACTACGAATAACTTTTGAAACATTTGAATCACTTTAATTATGGCTAAATTAGAAATTACCGACGAGATGCTTGACGCTATCGAACACGTTAAAGGTAGAAGAGAGGCTGCTTATTGGGACCCCGAATGTAGAAAATATTTTGAGTCGCAACAAAATTCTAAAAAAGATGCAGAAAAAGCTAAAAAAGGATAATATTAATATAAATATTATTTTTAAGTCATGGCTACCGCTATTAGAGGAGATGTAGGCAAGATTATGTTTCATAACGCTGCCGGTACTGAAGCCGATGTAGCGGGAACTAGATCATGGTCTTTAACTGTTAACAAAGATACTCACGAAACTACCGCTCAAGGCGATACATCTAAAAGTTTTATTGGTGGTCTTATTTCCGGAGAGGGTTCTGTTGAGCTTCTTTATGACACCGCCGGTAACAGCGACTATCAAGCACTTATAGATGACGTATTAGTGACCGGAGATGCCGCCGATGCCTTGTTTGAATTATTTCCAGATTCCGGCACTGCTGCTAAAAAAATAGGTTTTTCCGGTATTATTACAAGTGCCGAGTTTGGTGCAACTCTCGGAGAAACTCAAATAATCAATGTTTCGTTTATTACATCAGGTGCCATAACTTCAGCTATATAGTAGATTAGGGTAATTAAAAAAATAATTTATGACTAAAAGAGGCATAGACCTACTTACGGAAGCCTACGGCGACGTAATGTCAA